TCGAGCTTCAGCCGGAGCATCTTCGTCGCAACCGGCGGCGATGCCAGGCCCTTTGATGCCGTGGTGGCTGCCGGAGTTGCGGGTTTCGCGAGCACTCCGCCGGCTAGCACTTCTCCGGGAGCGAAGCCCGTGCGAGCGTCATGTTCATTTTCGTGTTCGTGTTCGTTTTCATGTTCCATGGAAATGGTGTTACTCCTTCGGCTTTTACTCCTGCACATCGCGAGCCAGAGTTCAGGCGGCGGCGGATCGAGGGTAACGATTGCCGCCGCCTTCGCCCTGGGCTACTGCTCTCTAGGGAGAGGTCGTGAAGGTGCCGGTGACGTACGATGCCGGGCGCTTGGTAATCAGCGCCAAACGCTTTTCCGCTCTTACTGCGACCAAGTTCCGAGTGAAGAAGTCGGAATGTTCTGTAGAAATTTCGACTTGCACTTCCATGCGGTCGCGGATTTCTGCGGCAATCGGGGATCCCGATCCGACCAGGAACGTTCCGTTGGTAATGCTGGTCGTGTGAACGACGTCGAGGCCGAAGATATTCGGACGCACCACAGTGTTCTGCGTGCCGCCGCTCGAAGGCTCCTGCGGATCTCCCAGGATGTAACGGCCGAAGCCGTCTTTGGTCAAGCGGATCGACCACCAGTCATTCGGATGGAGGACCACAAACGTCGGGTCCAGTTCCTTAGCGGCCGTGATCTGCTGGATCGCTCGACCGATAATATCGATCTTGTTCCAGCCGGCCGCGGCGACGAGCAAACCGGTGTTGAAGGCAGTCGCTTGCGGGATGAGCCCGTGCAAATTTTCGCCAGTCGCATCACCCGAGAGCAACTGCACTTCCTCCGCCAGATTGACATAGTATGGCAGGCTCGTGTCGATGAAACCGCGCAGCTCACTGAAATCGTCCATGATCTGGCGGGAAGCCGGAATCCACGTTGCGATTGTTTTGACGCGCTCGCTCGCCGATTGGAACGTGAGGGCGTTCTCCAGCTTCACATTGCCTTCCGAAACCGGCGAGGCCTGCGACAGGGGCGAGAGAACCTTCACGAAGTCGATCACCTGCATCTGCGTCTGCCGCGCGGTCAACAGATCGCGGACCCGCAGAGTCTGCCGGGCTTCGAGAGTAATGCCAGGGATGCGATCGATCTGCAGAACACCTGTGGTCGCCGCACCAACCGCCGCAGAGGTGATTGTGGTTTTGCGCTCGAACAATTCACGGGCGCTCTTGCCGGACAGCGTAATCACAGCGCTGCCGCGCTTGTCGCGCATCAGTCGCGCAATGTTTTCGTTTTCCTTGAACTCTTTATCGAGAGTGGAAACGGCTTCCGCGGGGACATCGCGGGTAGCCAGCTTCGCGTCAAGGGCATCCGCCTGCTTTTGTAAGGCTTCGATTTTCGATTTCAACTCCGTCGTCATGGTGCCGTACTGGGTTTGTTGCTCGGCAGCCTTTTCGAAGTGAGTCTTGAGTTCCGCTTGCAGCTCGGCGAGCTGCGTCTCAAGTGGCTTCATACGATAAACTTCTCCTTCTTTAGTCGGTTTCGAGAATTCCCGGATTACGCTGCGGGAATCAGCGCCTTGATCTGGTCAATCAAAGTGATGGCCGCCGAGTGATCTTCTGCGATCGGCTCGGACTTCGGACCGGCTGCCGGCGGCGGAGTGGTTTGAAGACGCTTCTGTTTTTCATCGTCGTCGTCTTCCTCGGCTTCGTCGTCGAACAGTGGGGATAAAAGATCGAGGGCGCTCTTCATACACTTGGTGCCTTCTTCCACGTGCGCATGAGCGGCCTTCAGTTTTTCTTTAGTGGCCGCACTGATCTTGCGGCCGGCCTTGGTTTCGAATCGTTTTTGATTCCAGGTTTCCATCGCGCCATATTCCGTAATCAACATGTCTAGGTAAGCGGGCAGGAAGGCCATGTAGACATCAGAGAATTGCTGGATGATCGCCTCGGCCGCGGTGATCTTTTCTTCCCGGGTGAGATCGGCCCAGATCAGTGAGCTAAGTGCGCTCGACAATGCATACTGGATCTGGTAGCGCGCATCCTGCAACTGAATCTCCGCCAGTTCTTCGTTGAAATCGCCCTTTGTTTCCTTCGACCCCTTGACGCTCGTGATCAGCGCGGCCTCATTCATCGGAAACGTGACGATACTTCCCTCGTAGAGCTTCACTTCTTTCAGCCGGCGGACCCCGCCCTCCACTGCGTCCTTGATCGTCTCGAAGCCGATCGACAAGCCTTTGACGATTTTCGCCTTGATCAGCAGGTAAGCCTTCTGCGCCTCGGGCAGCGCCATGAGCAACTGACCCTTGCACCACAGACCGTCCGCGCGATCGTCGAGCGTCAGATCACCAATCGGAACATCGGTCTTGTGCTGCCAGAGCATCGGTCGCACATTGCCCTGGTCTTTAAGAGTTTTCGCATAGGCCCCAGGCTCTACCACATCGCCGCCGCCGTCCACGTTGCCATACGGAGAAAGTAGTCCTTCGAAAGTTCCCTCCGCCGAAATCTCTTTGATTTCGAGCTTCATCCGTAGTTTCGTTTTCATGCTGCGATTCTCCTTTTGTGTTTCTTGGCGCTGCGGGAAGTTACGAGCGCGGCGGCTGGATCGGCGGCCGGCGGCGCTCCGAGCGTTTGCATATTGAGCTGGACCCGATAGTTTTGCCCTTCGCCATTCGGCAGCGGGTCACGGCCTTCTTTCTCCCTGACTTCGTCCTGATTCAGGTGGCCGTTCTGGAGAGCGGAGGCATACGCCGCAAAGCGCGCCACGATATCACCCTTCAAAAATACGCTCGTATCATGAGTCAGGAAATAGCCCTGCTCCTTTTCTTCGGGAGTAAGGACGCAGCGGCGGAAGGCCTGCTCCCAGCGGGTAAACCACGAGCTGAGCGTGAAGGTGACGAATTCAAGACCCAGTTCTTCGATATTCGAGAACGTGGCCCGCGAAAGATCAGCTACCAGGTGCGGCGAAACCCGGAACCATCGGCAGATCTCCGGGACCGTGAACTGCCGGGTTTCAAGCATCTGCGAATCCACGGCGTCGAGCCCGGTTTGCTGATACTCAAGCCACGGCTCCAAGATGGGCGCACGGCCTGGCTCTGAGTAAATGCGCTCCCAGTCCGCCCGGAACTTGTCGGCTTCCTGATCGTTCTTGAATTTTTGATTCAGCTTCAGGTTGTATGGGACGCGGCCTCCGTTCGCGTAGAATCGCGCTACATGCCGCTCGGCAGAAAGGGCCGTTCCCATTGATTGTCGTCCAGCCGCGATCACGGACATCCCGCGCAAGCCGTCCCAGCCGATGCCGCGGACATGGAAAATGTCCTGGGGCTTGCCGCGTTCGACGGTGTAGGTCTTACCCTGTTCTCCTATGCTCGTTTTTACGATGTAGACAAGACGTTTCTGACCTGCCTTCTCTCTGGCTACTTCGACCTGCGCAGGCTGCAATGGGTCGAGCTCCATCGCAACACCAGTCCCGCTGCGCCGAACAATCTTCGAAAATGCGTCACCGCCGAGAACACAGTGCGTCGTCAATGACTCACGGAACTCCTGCGAGGTGATTTCGCAGTTCGGCTCATACTGCATTCCGGCGCGCATCGGATGGTTCGCAATCTGGGTGCTCGCACCCTTGCGCTGCATCATGATTGCCGGAGTGCATCCTACCGACTCGCTGATCACCCGGTTACAGGCCCACACAACGGAATGGTTGAGTGCCGTCTCAACACTGACGGTTTCCCCGGAGTTCGCCGGCATCCCGCCCGAGAGAATCGAATAGATATGCGGGTAGCCGTTACGGAAGTACCAGGCCGCATCGATCGCGGTGAATGCCAAGCCGCCGGCCGCTTTGATCTCTTGTGCGATAGAAGGAACTTCACTGCGGCGCGAAATCCACTGCTTCACAAAGGAAGACAGCTCGGGAAGGAACACTTAGGCGACGCTCCTGAGTCCGGAATAGCTGATCGTGGTCTCGACTCCCACGAGCGCCCGGCTAAAGCCGGTTACGATCCCCTGTATCCCGTCGATACGTTTCGATGACTTCATGCGCTCGGGCTTCGACGGCTGGCAGTTGTCTTTCTGGTCATAGTGCAATTGCAAACAGGAGGCCATCCAATTCAAAACCGGGTTGTTCCCGTGCTGGATCTGGCCCTCACCATAGGCGCTCAGCAAAAATTTGGTCGCCGCGCTCAGCCCTAGAAAGTTCTGCGGCACTTCCGCGCAAGTGATGCCGTCTTCCTCAAGATCCATAGCCTGGGCGCGAAAGTTGAGCCGGTCATAGGCAACTTCAGCCACGGCAAAGCGGTTAGTCGCCCACTTAATGCGATTAACGACGGACCGCAGATCAATTGCCCCGCCGTCAGTCGCCGTGATGAAACCCTGGTCAATCCATTTTGAAAAGGGGACGCGACAGACGCGCTCCAAAAACGCCACCCGTTCTTTCGGCATCCAGAACGACGCGAGGATACTCCATATTTCAGATCTTCCGATCGGAGGGAACAGTTCGACCTCCGCCGTCAAGTCGGTCGTCCAGGATGCGTCGATCCCGATCCAGCATGGCTGAGAGGCGAGGCCCCATTTCTCGATTAGGATCTCGGAATCATACTTCGGGCAGTCCCGGAGATCGACGCCGCCGCCGCACGCCTGCCATTTCTCCATGTCGATGACTGGATCTTCGAGCGCCTTTACCGGAACGTTCAGGTTGTAGCGGAAATACTTCGATTTGGCTCTCGGGTTATTGAGCGCCTTCTGCATCTCTGCCGTAATGGCGCTATCTTTCAGGAAGCCTCCCAACTTCTCGTGAGAGGGATTTGCGGCGACGCGGGCTTCGAGCGACTTCCAGTATTCCGGGTCCGAGTTCAGCCGCTTGAGGTCCGGTTCGAAGATCGCGACATAGAGACCGGGAACCTTGAGAGTGCCTTCGAGAACCCGCTTCGCCTGTTCATACTCTTCGAGCCACAGAGGCGATTCGTATTCCGCTCCGGCGGTCGTGATCACGATATCGAGAGGCTCCCGTCGGGACATTTGCCCCTTCGTCATCACATCGCGCAAAGTTTCGGCACGCCCGGTTTTCCAGCGGTGCAACTCATCCCTGAGAGAGAGGCTCGGCTCGATTCCGTCCTGCACTTCTCCATCGGCTGCGATGACCGCGTAGAAGCCGCCGCCGTCCCGCCTCACGATCCGCTTGGTCGAGGGCAATACTTTGAGTTTCGCCACCAGGTCGGGATTCGCGTTGACCAGTTGCGCCGCTGCCTTGAACACCAAACCCGCCTGCTCCTTCGCCGACGCTGCCCCATATGCCTCCGGGTTCAGCTCGTCTTCCATCAGCAGGTTGTAGATCGGCATCCCACCAATCAGGAAGCTCTTGCCGTTCTTTTTCGCGACTTCGATAAAGGCCGCGGTGTATTGCCGCGTGCCGTCTTCCGGCTTCACCGTGCCGTAGAGATCGCGCAATACTTTCTTCTGCCATCCGATCAACTCGTAGCCGAGAGGCGGATAGAGCACATGCGAGAAAAACCGCTCCACTTTGCAGGCCCGGCACTGCCGCTTGTCATTTTGTCTCAGCTCGCACCAGGTCTCCGCTTGACAGTAGGCGCAGATCTCCGGCCGATAATCGAACACACGCGAGCCCGACACCCGCGAGACGGGCTGCTGGTACGGCGTTCCGGCGCTGATAGCAGCTTCAGCGAACATGAGAGCGAGGATCAGCCACACAGAGAGTTGCGCTCCGCCGCAATTTGATTTGTCAACGTATCGATGGTGCGGTGCACTCGTCTTCCTTCCGGGGTTGCGGCGTACGCTGCCAGGTTGCCGTGCTGGCGGGCTGCGATCCTGTACCGGCTGCGCAGCTGCTTCAAGGTGGCCACGTGCTCGGCGTAGCGCATCAGGCGGAATTGCAGGCTTGGCTCTGAGGCGTCGGGGCAGGAGTCGAATACCCGGCGCGCGAGATGCTCAATCGACCTTGGCGAAACCGCGAACGGCAGGCCTGGGCCGGGGCGAAAGGTCATACTAAGTTGCTTGGCTACCATTTGTCGTCGCGGCCTTCTACCCCGGTGTGATCCACTGAGAGGCCCAACCATTCGCCATAGCGAAACCAGTACCGAATACAAAACCGAGGCCAATAAAAACCGCGATACCAAACTTCTCTAAGCGCCCAGCGCAGGAAGGCAAACCGTCGTTTCGGCGGGCTCAGAAATTCTTCTATCGTCATGCGAATATGAACCTGCTGCTCTCTACTGGATGAGCGATTCAAGCTTGTTCACTTCCGCAGGCACTCCGCGGCCTGCAGTGGGATTCACGACATCTCCAGCGGAGGACAACCGGCTACCGGACATCGGGTTGAGCCCATAGCGATCGCAGAGCGTCCGGAGCTGGGATCGAATCCCATTGATGGTCTGCACGAGCCGCCGCCCCTCGATTGTCATTTCGAACTCGACCATCGCGCCGCCCTCGATGACCCGCTTTTCTTCTTTCGCCTGCCTCTTCCGCGACCCGATTAGCCGCCGCTTCTCGCGCTCCAGTTGCTGCAGGTCCGCGCTCAACGTGCAAACCATCTCAAGGCAGGGTCCATCGATCGGGCGGAGTGTTCCATTGAGCGCCATGTGCTCGATATAGAAATCCCAGTAACGACGTGCCGCCGCCGGCATTCCCTTCGGCCGGTCGGGCATCCCGAAGCTGACAGCGCTGCGCGAGGGTGGCAATGGCTTGTGCGACGGGTTGCCGGAATACTCCCGGGACTCGGCGGATTTCGGAATTGGACCCCTAACACCCATCTAAAGAAGGCAAAAACTGATGTTTAAAACTCGCGGTTTTTCATTTGAGCC